TCGATAGATAACAAGAGCATCTTCCATCATACGCAATTGATTCACAAGCTTCATTGCTTTGTGTAGATGAGAAATTACTTTTTCGTTTGACGAATCAAATATACCTGATGGACAAGAAATAATTGCATCTGGCGCAATCTTAATACCAGCTGTTTGAGAAGCAGCCGTGCCGCCTCCACCAATTAAAGCGTTACCTTGATTAACACTTTCTTCTGAATAAATGTAATATTCAGCAACGGTTTTTGGAATTTTTATTTTAGTCTTGGGATCAAGAATTTTCTTAATCTCTTTTACTTTTCTTAGGTGTAAAGGATTAATTTGACGTAGCTCGCGAATACCTTTATTCAAACTACCTTCGTCAGTAATTACATGAAAATAAACTCTACCATCAACATACCACTCTCTAAAAATATCTGAACCTTTTCGACTAAACTTATATAGTCTACACACCCTTTCAAACTCTTCTGTCATCTGCTTCTTAATCGCATTAGGCAATTCTAAATCTTGCATATTCAAATCAACAGGTGTTGATGTATCATCAGATACAATTGCGGTATCAACTATATCATTGATTGCCTGTTCACATTCAGGTTGTGCTGCAGACTCTCGATATTTAACAATTAAATCGTGGTCCGAAGATGCGGATGTACCATCGATGTCTACATATTGACCATAATAACCACCGACCGTTACAGCAGTAGCACCTTCTTCGTCTCTTTTGGGTGCAAATGATTTTAGTTTAATATCAAGTTTATCTTCACGAGACCCAACTCTTTTTGTTATATCAGAGCCAAATAAATTTTCATAAGAAATCTTTTCCATAATACTATTTATACAAATAAATGCGGGCCCCTAAAAAGAGACCCGCATTGTAAATAAGTAACTTATTAATTAACTGGTAACGCCAGCCGCTTCCCAATACTGATAAGCAAACTCAACTGTATATTCTTCAATTGTGTCTGTTGTATCGTATGAGAGGTCAATGCCTGCAACATTCACAGGGAATGAACCACGAAGATTAATCGTTTTGATTACTTCTTCTTGGCGATTCAACTGCTCGATAATTAAATCAGACTGATAATCAGCTGGATTTAAAATACCAGTTCCATTACGGTGTTCATTAATTCCGTTAGCCCAACGTTCGAATGAATTTCGAACGGTAAAACCGTCTTCATTAATCACTGTAATAGTCCAGTTTTCGAATGTTCTGTCACCAGCAACTTTTAACTGTCTACCTCTGAAAGGTACATCAATCTGTCCAATAACAGATGATGGTAACTGTGCTGCCTTACATAGGAATGAAGTCAGCTCAGTATTGCCTCCGGCATAGCCAGGGAAATTAATTGTTGCTCTAAAAAGGTTGGGGCGTGCGCCTCCACCTGATAGTTTTGCTTTTAGGTCGTCTACTTTTAAACTCATGTTAGTTTTTCCTTTCTTTTATTTATAAGATTAACCGTTAGATAAACCGGCGACTTCTGAGAAATCAACACCAGTTCTAGTAGCGATGAAGTTCAATGTGATGAAGTTAATAGAACGTGCAGGTTTAATGAAGATATCAGCCACAAATCTATTTGTGTCAATTACTTCTCCTGTATTGTTTGTTCCATCACACACGACTAGGAAATCTGTAATACCGCGTCGGCCTTGAATATCTCTCAAGAACGGCTCTACAGCGTTTCTAAACGTAGCACGGGTGAACTCATTATTCAATTCGAATAATTGGAATTTAGCAGCAGTAGAAATTGCTTTCTCAAGAGTGATAAACAATCTACGTACATTAATTCTATCGAACGCTGATGGTTTTGACTGTGCTGTTTTGTCTCCGAATAACAGAGTGCCTTGACCAGGGAATGATACCACTGGGTTAACACCTGCTTTGTATAATTCGTCTCTATCTACCTTCTTAGGGTTATATGCCAATTTAGTAACTCCTCTTAATCCACCACGATTGAATCCGGCAGGTGAGAAGAATGGTTCAGCAACCGAATCAGTATTTGCACAAAGACCAGCCATGTGACCATTTGCAGGAATGTATCTAAAGATATCATTATACTTATCGTAGATGTATACAGATGTAGAATCAATAACACCATAAGAACCATTAGAACCTCTATCAGTAATATCATTATTAGCAAAATCCAAAACAGCCTTTAATGCTGCAGTTGAGCTTGCTACGCCTCTAGTAGCTGATAGTGGTGGTGATAAGAATGCAACTGCATCTTTTCTCTTATAAGCAACTTCATGCACTTTATTTTGAATAACTGCACCACTTGCGGCAATTTGAGAGAATAGAAGATTTACATCAATTGTTTCTGTATCGCCAAGAATATCAAGAGCTGCAGTAATTTCTCCTACTGTTAATGATGATGGCGATGAACCATTTGCTAATGTATATTTCTTGCTGAATTGATTGCCTGAACCAAATGGAGAGTTATCAGCTACAGTATCAGCATCGATGCTAGCATTTGTAGCTCCAACGTAATAAACGTACTGTGAAGATTTATTTAATACAGTTGGTAAGAAATTAGCAGAACCATCTGCCTTTTTCGCATCTTTTGTTAAGCTTAATCCTTGATATGTTTCAAGAATTGCATTTGCTTCAGCAGACCAGTTACCAGCTCTATCAACAATAGCAACGTGAACTTCATCAGCATCAGGTGCAATATCAAAAGCATTGACAACTGTTCTTTCTATGGAAGATGAAATTAACGCATCAGCTGATGGAGAAGCATTCTGTTCATCATATTGGTCTTTACCAATAACATAAACATCTAGGCCATTACCTAAATCGCCAGGATATCTAGCAGCAAAGGTTGCTCCAGAAGCAGTAATTGTTTGCTCATCAAAATACGTTTCATTGGGAATGAAGATACCCTGCTTATCAGGTGACTCATCTGATGAGTCAACTGCATTATCGTAATTAGTTGCTGTTCCTGCACGTACTACTCTCAATGCTTCGCCATATCTAAGAAATGAATCAGCTTGAAAATAAGGTTCGCAATAGAGTGAATCAGAACCAGGTTTGCTAAACGTTTTAGCTAGCTGATTCTCCGACGAGATGAGAATCGCTTCATTGAGCGGCCCCCATCTAAAATACCCTGCAAATCCACCAATGGAGGTCGATACTGCCGGTATGACATTAGTTAAGTCGATTTCTTTTACCTCGACTCCAGGTGAGACTTGAAACGCCATAATTTTCCTTTCAGATTTGTTATTTGTTTAATAATAAGTTAAAAATCATTACAAGATGTATTCACTTCGCTTCAACTATTTATAAATATAGGTATTTACAGATTGAGCCAGTCCTTACGCTGACGTATTAATTCATCTAAAGCAGGATTGGAAACATCTGGTGATTGCTTATTATCATTAATAAACCCAAAATGTAATAGGTCTTCTTCGAGTTCTCTTATCCTATCTTGATATAAAAGAGATTTTAAATCTGTGTCGGCTATATTGCCAAAAGCATCGGAAGAAATAAACCAAGCAAAAAGAACAAGATTCATAACTAAATCGTCGTGGTTATCACCAGATGCTTCATAAGATACTCCTTTTATTTCAAAAGTAGCTAATTCTGAAATTGTGTCGTAGTCAACTATAGCAATTTTATTCATCTCAATTAAGTCTTTGAGATTTGAACAACCGATTCTTTTGACTCTCTTTGTCATTGTAACGCCAACGCCTCCCGCCTTTACAGTTGATTCAACAAAAGTATTTTCGTATTCATATTCGTAATAGATTGCATTACATACTACCTGGCCAACATCATTGTTTTCAACTACAATCAAAGCTTGGTTATATGCTTCCGCAACTTTTACAATAATATCTGGAAAAATTAAAGGTGAAATCATATTATCTCTGAACGTAGCTACTTGTTCAAATTTATCATCTGTAACATCGAATATACAAAACGTAGAATAATCTTGACCTCGCCCTTTCGAAACGTCGACGGTCATAATATACGTATGATCTCTCTTTGGTTTCTTATAATACTTTATACTATTTCTTTCTTCAATAGGTTTAGAGCACTTTAGACCAAGTATTACATTTGAAGATATCAACGTATTAGAACGTCCGTGAAAATTATTTCCATACTCTTGTTCGAATTGAAGTTCTGATGTATTTGCGATCGTAGTCTGTTTCCATTTCTCATCACGACCTGGTACATCCCACCAATCAACTCTAAATGGTACAAATTCATTTGTGCTTTGAGCTGCACCTTGATATAATTTGTGATAAAGATTTCCAACACCATTTGCAGTTGATGTAATAATAACTTTTGTTTCGTCACCAGCTGAAATTACAGGATAAGTCGAAGTATAAAATTCATTTGCATTTTCAACAAAAGCAAACTCGTCAAGAAATAGTAAGTCAATAGATAAACCACGAATAGAACTACCCGAAGTTGCTGCTGCAATTATCTTTGAATTATTTGAGAATGTTATATTACCTTTATTTAATTCTTTACAACCCGGTTGTAGAAAATAAGGAAGATGCTCAAGAGCCAAAGTAATTCGAGATAACATTTCTCTTGCGGTTGCTCCTTTATTGGCTAGAATCGCAATATTCTTTTCGGGGTGAAAGATAGCATACCAAAGAATGTAGATAATAGAAGTAATAGATTTACCAGATTGACGACATGCAAGTACAATACAAAAACGATTATCGACAAATGTCTTCATCATTTTTTTCTGGTAAGGATAAGGCTTATACGAAATTAAACCTTTTGATGGTGCAATAACTTGAATATAATTAGCCGCAAAGTATAATGGGTCTTCCATACACTTTACGTATTCTTCAATTTGTTCTTCGGTAAAATTTTGTTGTAAACCGTCACGTTTAACTAATCCATTACCGAGATAACCATCACTCCTCGTCGACATCGATTACTTTTTCTTTTTTACTCCGCAGAAACTTTTGAAGTTCAGTCGTTGAACCCATGAAGATTGCATTGTTTGTTGTATTACCAGATTTAGATTCTTCTTGAGTAAGCTCTTTTCTCTTCTTCTGAAGTTGTAATAGCTTGTCAGTAATATCGCCAGTACCTTTCAAAAGTTGACCAAGAACTTCAAAAGCTCTGGGATGTTCTGTATCGTGAGCTAATGCCATCATTAGTTCAATCGCTTCTTCTGATTGACCAACTAAACTTTTTAACTTTTCTCGCGTATACTGATAATCTTCTTCGGTATCTTGAATAATATCTACTTTATTCGTTTTCTTTTTTATTTCTTTTGGAAGATTTTTATTTAATGCTGCGAGTAAGTCTTCTTTCTTTTTTTGTGTCATTATAATGCTGGGCTATCATCAAAACCAAATGTACTAGTTGTTATAATAGGCGGTGAATCATCACTAGAAACTGTTTGTATTTCAGAAGATGCTGGTTCACTAGTAGTAGATTTATCGTCTAAACTATTATCGTGTAATCTTGAATCAACTCTGTATACGGCAGCTTGTGTTTTAACATCACCAACAAAACGTACTTTCATTGTAAAATTTAAAGTATAAACTATAGTTCTTCTTGTTTCATAATCGCCTTCATATTCATCTTGAATTGATATATCTTGAAGTGTGATTGGTACATCGACACTTTGGCCGGGCCCTTCCATATTAACAATAGCAACTGTAAACTCTGGCGTAAACGTAGGAAGAATCTGTTCTACAATTTGGAGCGCTTCATCTTGTGTTTTTGCTAATACATTCAATTCAATACTGACATTGTAAGGTACACTTTGTGCAACGTATTTTTTATTTCTTGATGAATCTTCTGTTAATTTTTTATTTAATTTATTTAACTTGATAGAGGAATCATAAGAAATATCAATAATATTAAATGCCATTCTTGGTAACTTAATTGCTATTGTTTCATCTGTACGTGATTCTTGTTCTATTCTTGCAA